AATCTCGATCACAGCAGGTCAATCCCTTCCCGGTTGGCGGGAATCTCCCCGTCAATCCGCTGTTTCGCCATTTTGCCGATTTCGACATCAGTCTCAATAACCTTGAGAATCATGTCATGCCCCTCAAGTTGCGCCTTGAGTACCGAGAACCGCTCCCGTTCATCTGGTTGCAAGCCGAGGATTTGCGCGCATAACCGGAGGCGTATATTCTCTAAGACCTCGCGGTAATACTTCCCATCTCCATCAATGAACCNCAGGAACTCTTCCGCCTGCTGCCCGCGCAGCCACAGGAGTTCNTCGCCGGTGAACTCTATCTTGTCAGGCTGCTCCATGCTTCACCATGTGGTCCAATCCCCGCGCAATAATGATAGACAGCTTCGTGAGGGCATCCTCAATGTTCATATCGTTCAAAAATCTCACCGGGATTCCAATGGTGACAATTTGTTTCCCGCCCTTAATGAGATATGCGGCAAAGGCTCTCGTCGTCCCCGTGTCATATCCGAATGTGATGTGTATGGCATCGCCGCCCTTAAAAACCGACGCCAATTCTTCCGGTGTCACCGTGCATGTGTAGACTTTTTCAGGCTGCTCGCTCAAAATGCTCCTTCACAAACTTGACCAGCTTCGCCATCGTCTGGAATACCTGTTGTTCGCCCCTGACGGGCATCGTATCAAAGTGGTGACGAGGATCTTCCATTACGATCCAACCATTCCCGACAGGTTCGATGAATATCGCGCTGCCCTTCTTCATGCGTTCCTTTCTGCCCCTATTGGGGCGTCTCCTGTGGTTGAGGCGGGGGGCCTCCCGGTGCGGGAGGTGGCACACCCGGAGGCCCTTGCTGCATCGCCGCCTGCTGTTGCTGCATCATCTTCTCCATGTACTGCTGCTCCGTGAGCATGCAGTCATCCATCTTGAGCCCGAGCACCCGGTACTTTTTCTTCTGCGCCCGGATAACGTGGATCGGCTCCATGATCCCCATTGCAATCCCGGCCTGCGTCGCAAACTGGATAAACAGGTCCATCTGATTCGCCACGGCCTGCTTCTCGGACGGGCTTGTACCGATGTCGATTTCGATGTCATACTCCCCGTCCAGGTCGCCGGGGTTGATCTCGATGCCCTGCCCCAGGAGTTTTACCGGGTCTTCGTTCGGCCATTTCTGGTTGATGAAGATAAAGTCCCGCACCACGCCGCGCATGGGGCCGTTGCCGAGAATCGCGGCCATCATGCGAACACGCTTCTCGGAGGCGTTGAAAATTGCCGATATGCCCGTCGCGGTTTTGTTGAGAGAGGCAGCATCCCGGCCCTGGTTGTACTTCGTGACGCCCGTCTCCTCCTCCACCTCGTCCTTCATGAGCTGATAGGCTTTCAGGATGAACTGATCGGGAGGGGAGAGGGCAACTTCCCCGAGCTTCTGCGGATCGCCCTTGATCGCCGCGAAGGGCTTCCGGTCCTTCAGCATCTCAAACATCTGCGTGTCGGACGTGACGGGGTTCCGGTAACACGACTGAGCCGCGCTGTCCTGAATGAGCCGCAGGAGGTTCGTCATAATGCGCTGGTCGTTGTCCAGGATCGACGGCATGGCGATGCCGGTAATCTTGTGGGCTTCGGGGTTCACGCTACCGATACGGAAGCAAGGGCGCTTGTAGGGGTTCTCTTCGACGCGGCAGACAATATCACCGCACAGGTCAACGATGGCGTGTTCAAGGAGGCCGTCCCCGTCCAGGTCCAAGCGGCAGTAGCACTCCGTGACCTTCTTCATCCGCCCGAGTTCGTTATCCGCGTCGGCGTTTATGTCGATCTCCGCTACGTCATCCACGCCGATGAGGATTTCAAAACTGTCAGGTTTCAGGGAGGGGCGTTCCGGCTCGTCTCCGTATTCCAGGACTTTCGCATACGTCCCCTTCTTATAGATCCCCGCCCGCTCACGCTTGCGGATCTCGTCCATCGTGACGTTGTATTCGTGGTAAACGAGACGCCCCTTGATGCCACCGAAGTCGTCTATCTTGCAATCCGGCGAGAATCCGAACTCCCAGGGCGGAACGACCTCCTTGTAGGGACCGGCATAGTTTACGACGCGGCGACTGACCTTGACATTCTCGTAAGCGGTCTCTCCCGTAACGGCGTCCTCTGCCTCCGTGTACTTCGTGACCGTGGTCCCCGGCTGCTGTAATATCTGCATCATTTCGTCGGCAGACAGGCGCGGCACCACCTCACTCTCTAGGTCGAAGTCCTCCTTGTACGTGACCTTGAAGACGGCGTAGTGGTAGATTTCCGCGTCGTAGATGAAGTCGTACGACTGCCGGAACCCATCCTGTTTGCGAAACATCTGGTAGTAAATGAGCTTCTGGAAGGCGTTGGCCCGTTCCTCGTTCTCCCCACGGAGGGTGAAGAAATCCTCGTTGAAAATCTCCATGAGGGTCGGCAAGGTGGATCGGAGGTTGTTGGCGATAACCGGGGCGACGGACTGGCTCCACCCCTCGCGTTCGTTCCCGTACTTCTCCCCGCGATAGCGCCGGTAGTAGTCCTCCCGTTGCATCCCGAGGGTATCCTGCAACTGCTTGGCCTTGTCGATGTCCGGCTTGATGGCGTCGTAAATTTCCGCGTCACTTATCTTGATCTTGTCGGCCATCCGGGTGCTCTCCTTGTATGGAGGCCCCGGCTTGTCCGATAGCCACGTTGCATCATTACCCTATCCTGCACTTGTCCTTCACCAGCGGGTCATCCTTCCCGCGATACTCGACACACGCTATGGGGCGGTCTGCGTAAATCCGGCACCCGACGCCCTCCTCAAGATGCTGGCACACACTCGGCACGTAAATGCGGTAGAACTCCCGCCCGTCCTCAAGAATCGTCTTGAGTATCTTGCATCCCCGCGCCGGGAAGAACTGCAGCGCCTTTCCCGACATGACGGGATACTGCAATCCTACCCACTTGCAGCACTCGTGGCCGCACTGGATGCATGCCAGCTTGTCGACTGCGGCCTTCTCGGCGGCTGATTCACGGATGCGGTCGCTCACAGCAACACGCTCCTCTGCTCTCTCACGTTGTAGTTGATCTCCGGGTACCACTGAGTGTCGAGGAGGGCCAAACGGTACAGGCACTCCGTGAAATCGTCCTCCACCTTCTCCGGTTTGAACGTCTCAGGGTCAAAAGACAGGTCTTCCGTCTGCTGAATCGTGATCGGGCAGTCCCGGAAGAAATACAATCCCGGCATTTCGTTCTCCGTCCATAAGAGACCGTTCACGAGGGCGATACCGTTGTCCTTATCCTTGCTCGCCACGTCCAAGCTGATGCCGTAGGCCCCTAACGTCTCCTCCAAAATGGCATACACGGTTTGGTCGTTGTTCGTGTCGCCCTTCGCCAAGGGGTCGATGACGCACTTCCCGACGCGAATGTTGTTCTGCTTTACCCACCGGACGATTTCCTCACCCACAAACTTCGGATTGNCACGCAAATGCAATTCGTGGCACACATATTTGAAGTTGTTCCGCGCCGTCGCCAGGAAAACCACCGCCCACGGGCGGCTCGGGTGAAAATCTATGCTGATGTCCACGATCCAATCCAAAGGAACCTTAAACGGCTCACGCACATGCTTGTCCCGATCGAAATTGTAGAACACCAAGGTGTCAACATCGTCAGATTCGCCCTCAAGTCGCACCTTCCGCTCCTTCGCGGACAGCTTACTTGAGAAGTCGTCAATGCCTTCCTGCGTGAGACCATACCCCAGGTTGTCTCTCGTGGCCCCCCGGACGTTGAAAATACGCGGATCGGGACTGCCGTTCTCCAATCTCGCCCTGATGATCTCCCTCCTCACCCATCCTGCCGAAATAAGGGTCGCCGTGAGCAATTCGCGCCCCATCCGGTCCACCAAACCACGGGCATTGACGATACGGATGTCGCGTTTCNGCGGCTCATCGTAGATAACAAGGTCTCCATCCCACCCCTCTTGCAGTCTCGATTCCTGCTCGTTCGACCATATCTCCAATGTGCTGCCAGAAACCTTGTCCTTCCAGTTCGACTCGATCCCCTGGTTGTTCTTCTTCGTATCCACGGGGCGACACTTCGGCCACAAAAGCTCTAATTTCGGCAGCAAAACGGTCTTGATGTGACTTTCCCATCCCTGGCCTATCCATCGCACCTTCCGGGGCTTCTTGTGTGGGAACCATATCGGCTTATCGTTCCACAACCATTTTCCCGCCATCACGCAAATGGCGATTATGGCCCCCAAATGTGTCTTGCCGAGACGATTCCCCCCGGTAAGCGTGAAAACCTTGTATTTCGGATCTTCCCAAGCATCCAAAATAAGTTTCTGCTTCGGATTCGGAGGGGTAAAAATCTTCTCCTTAGCCAGATCCTCAATAAGAAATTCATGCTCCCGCCGCTCCCGAAACGCATAAATACGGTTTGCCTTGTAAAAATCCGCCATCTCCAAGGATCGCTCTGCAACTTCCCTCTGGAGCTTTTCGATCTCCTCCTTGGACAGGGGCTGCTTAGGCTTCGGCATTGCGCTTCATCTTGTACAAATGCCTCTTCTTGATCTTCCGCTTCCGTGGAAGTTTCGCCGCGTACCTCATAAACGGTGTTGGAGACGGGTCCAGGTCGCGTATCGCATCATCAAATGGCAACCCATTCCATAGCAGCCATGTGAGGAGGTCTATTACTGCGCTACCGTCCCCCCCGTCACGTTGCTGTCCTTCGCCAGCAGCCCGAGAAGCGCCAACCCGATCACCCCAATGGCCGCTCCCAAATCCTGCGAAAACCCCATCATGGGCAATATCTGCCCCAACCCAGCCAGCAACCCCGCCAAACTTGTCTTCCAACTTCGCATCCCTGTTCTCCTTACGGTTTGATGCCCAATGACCGCAAATGGCACTCTAGGCATACCCAATATTCCCTGCCTACCTGATACGGCCCCATCTGACGGCCCAAATACACCGTGCTGTTTTGCTGCTCATCATTCTTGACAACGTAAACCATACCGATAGCCATAGGTCCGCCGTACTCGTTCTCGAGATCCTTCCCGCAAACATCACATGACTTCATACTGTCCCTTTCTACGGGTTCTCTTGTATCCACACCGTCAACGCAGCCAACAAGTCCGNCCGAAACTTGTCCGTATACCTGCTCACCACGAAACCCGGAACCTTCGTCGGTTGGTCGCTCCCAAAGATACGAAACACCTGCTGCATCTCCTCCGTGTACCCCCCAGGCGCAGGCACCGGACTCACTCCCAACAGATCAGCCACCTTCGCAGCGCAAAAGTCCCGGCAAGCCTTCATCTTCTCCGCAGCCAGGGCAGCACCCCGCGTCTGTACGATGTCGTTAAACTGCGCTCCGGTCGCCACCTAGCACCCCTTCCCCTTACCTTTACCTCCACCTTTGCCCTTACCTTTGCCCTTCTTCGCCATCTGGATCACCTCCCTTCACAATGACCTTGACATAGAACGAATGTTCTGCTATTCGCGCGTGCGCGCCCACGCGCGTTATGAAGGTACTTATTCTTTATTATATAGGGAAAGACCTCAAATTTTACTGGTTGTGGATAAGCTAATTCGCTTATCATTCCGCCTATCTCCAAACTTCTATCAACAGGCTATCAATAGGGTTATCAACAGGTAACCTTTTTATGTTTTCGTGCCCGGAGAGAGAAGTATAACGAAAACCGGAGATCGGTCTACCCCAGGGCACCCCTCCCCGGGGGTCTGCGCCTGCCTCCACCGACACGTCCAGGATCGCGCCTTCCCTCCACTTTACCCTCGTATTCGGCCCTTCTCCTCCACTGCTGATTTCATGGTTTACATAATACTTACTATGTGCCATTGCCGTTATTCCTTAGGTTCAACAATATCAACCACTTGCGTGGTGGAGGATAAATTCCCTGCCTGTCTTAGCCTCTCAATTGCCTCTAAGAGACGTGCATCCTTGACCCTTTGCTCGACTATCTCGGTTGCCTGCCCACGGATGACACGTATCTTATCCTCTAGTATGCCTACGCCTGTCAGCTTCTGCAGGCCGCTCATGGCTTTTATGTCATCGGGACAGAGGGAGTTTAGGAGATCCCGCTGGACATGCTCAAATACTGAATCCTTAAAATCACGGTAGTTATCCAACCCATCGAGATCGGCTTTATCCAGGTGGTATTTGACGGTTTGCTGTGTGCATCCCAACAGAGTGGCTATCTGTTGCTGTGTTAATCCCTTTGCCCGGAATGCCAGGATCTGCGCTACTGGTATGCCCTTGTTCGCTGTGGGTGCTGGTGACGTTGCCGGAAGCTGCTGTCCCTGCGTCATTATCTCAGTCTCCCGCACAGAGGGCAGCGTTCGTTTGCTGGTCGGTTGTTTTCGCGGTTGTCTTGGTGGCACAATGGGCAGCACTCCGATTCATCATCGTAACCATGCCTCATATAAGAGGAGGCGCGGCGGGTAAGGTTTGCTTGTATTTTCTGGTCCGTGTCCGTTCCCCTTGCTCCTCAGGGTATACCTATTACATACCATGTTATTGTGTGCCGTTGCAAGGACAAACCACAAGATATAGTGTTAGGCCAGGCTAACATAGCGGTTTGTCGGAAAACTTTACACTTTCTGAAATTGGCACCTTTGCTTAGAGGTGAGCGGGTTTGCGGTGATTTTGGCTACTGAACGGGCGTTCTATGTCGGATTTCTTTACACCAGATATTGTGGTTTGGGGCGAAATCTGTAAAGTTTCTTTACGATTTTGGTATGGCGGGAATGTTAGGCATGCCTAGCAAATTGGCGAACCCTTGCAAATACGGTGTGTTGTATGTTGGCGTGTATTATGGCACGTAAGGTGCATAGTGTAAGGCAACAACGCGAGGAGGTGTGAGATGGAAAAGTACTCGATAGCATGGAAAGAGGAACAACAACGTAAGCACGGCGGGTGGGCGCAAAAACACGATGATGACCGGTGGGGATTTATCTGGAAATGGCATTACATCCAATACGGAACCGAGTATAGCACGGGCGCGTATGATCTAAAGCGACAGTGCGAGGCAAACCATAAGCGGTACTAATAACCCCGCTGCAACGGGCCAAAAACAGGAGGAAAGGAAAATGGAGGCGAACATGGTTGTAATCGAAAAGCGGAATAAGTGGGATAATTACGTGGAGAAAATGAACTGGCTACTCAAGGCGCGCTCAAAAGCAGACGCGAAGGTCAACAATCCATATTTGTACGTAAACGTACGGGACGGCATCGCCGCATGCACTGACGGTCACCGTCTGCACATCATGGATTTGGAAGCGGCGGAAATTCCCCTCATTCCCGACGGCGATTATGAGGTGTTTGAACAGAAGAAAACCCGCGTTGTGCTTCGCAAGGCAGACGGTGTCAATTTCCTCGACATTTGGCGGATCTTTTCTGACAGGCCAACAAACGGGCATTATCTGTCTGTACATGATTACTCGGAACGCGGCAGTATGCTTACCACGGCAATCATTGAGCTTCATGACGCAACAGGCGGACAACGGTACAATGCCGATTACGTCAAAGATGCGATGTTTCCGGGCGAATACAAAATCGAATGTCACCCGTGTCATGGCACCCAAGTTGATATGAAGATGGCGGTAATCGGAAACGAGGAGATGATTTCCGTAATCATGCCATACCGCCACAACTAGCCGGCATAAAAAACGCCGGGGGCCTGCAAACCCCCGGCACCTAACTTGCCCTTGCGGGCACCAAAAACAGGCTCCCTCGTATACCACGGGGGAGCGGAAAGGGGAAGGGAAATGAAGAAGACGCTGACTCACGACGAGGCAAAGAGGTTCATCGAGGACGAAAGTGAGAGGCTTTGTGTTGCGCGCCTCGGCTATATTCCCGCCGTATGGTACACGGGCGGATCAGACCACAACGACGACAGGCTTGTTGCTGACGTTGACGGCAACGATCTCGTTGTCGGCGATGGAAACATGCGCGAGGTCTACAGCGGCGACCTCACGGAAGAGGCACTGGGGTCGTACGTCAAAGACTGGCTTGATATGCTGTGGGACTCGCACAGTAGTGATGACGATGAGGAGGGCTAACATGGAAGCGAAGCACACACCGGGACCGTGGCACATTGCGGAATATGGTCAGGATAATGACGGAAATCCCAAATATTACGGGATAGTAAGGGGAGACGTTACTATTGCCAACTTAGGAATGTCTACAAACGAAAACGCAAAGGAGAAGGCCGCCAACGCCCGCCTCATCGCCGCCGCGCCGGATCTCCTGGCGGCTGCGAAAACCATTACTGACTGCGTGGCGCTGGAACAATGGATGTGGGATGATTTACGCGCCGCCATCGCCAAGGCCGAATGCCGGGAATAGGAGGGGAAACCATGACAATACCCTTGTACTACCACAAGACAGACGGCGGGGCGGAATACCTGACGGACAAAGGCATGATTTGCCAAGACGGGCGGACGATTGGCGTCTTTCAGGGCGCTCGCTATATAGTCCGCATAGACGGAGACATTAGACACGATGCAGAATTGACGATTAGGGAGGAGGCTTAACATGTCTCGGATAAATGGTTTTCGTAACCAGAGAGGCAAGATAAAAGCATACCGAGCATCCGGCCGCATGTTTGGGGAAACATTCCATACCGGCAGATCATGGGGGAAGCCATACCGCCCGCCGGACGTAGAATGCCCCGGATGTGGTTGCCTGCTTTCCTGGTATACCGATCCGTGCCCGTGCGGGAATACTCACGAAATTTTGAGGAGGAGACAGGAGGGCTGACCATGCCACCAAAGGATGAGGTACATTTCAACATGCAGATGCCAGAGTCGATGAGAGACGCCATCGAGGAGGAGCGCCTACGCATCCGCCGGGAGGAGCGCCGGGCGATAAGCGCGGGAGAGGTCGTGAGAATCGCCATTGAGGAGTACTTGATTCGCAAAGGGTACAGGAGGGATGGGTAGAGATGAAGAAAGAGCATTTACCATCGGAAGAGGCTGTAGGATTGAGAGGCCCCGCACTTTGCGGCAGATGGGCACATTATCTGACAGGTGACCATCGGTTGACGAGGATGTTGGCTGATGTCGATGCGTCTCATGTCTGCGCAACCTGCAGAAAAATGCTGAGGGAACGGAGAGCGGCGGGTATACGACGCTAATCATCCAGAACGCTCAATTTTGACCCCCCTTGCCCCTCTCCGGAGGGGCTTTCTTTTTTTGCCTCAAGCTCAGCAATCTCCTGCATCGTAATGGCGATGAGCTGCCGCTTGAGCAGGATGCGACGCTCTATTTCCTCAACTGTCAACTTCCACCACCTCCACCTCTAATTCTATGCTATGGTTGTCGCTCCCCGGCTTAAACATGCCCATGACCCATGCCGGATCAACACCGTGACGCTTTGCCAGGTAGCGGCACATGAGCAACCACGCTTGTTCCCTCGTGTAGGCATACCGCCGCACAATGGGCATCTCGCCCCTGTAGTTAAAGACGCCTTTCCAAAGCTGCTTTACCCGCGCTGCCATGAGTCCCCTACCGGGCTGATCTTGTGCCCGCCGATAATTTTTACATTGCGCCACAGGCCGCGCACCGGATAAGGCACACGGGGGAACTTGGCATCGGCAATGCACACCTTTGTCTGAGATTGTGCCTCGTCAAAATCCAGGGTTAGATACAACCGGGCTTTCTCCATGCTGAACTCGGCACCACGACCGAGAGATTGTCCCTGTTTCTTCTGTAGGGCGACGATAGCAATACCGTCTTTCAGCTTCTCGTGGATCGCCCGCAGCGGTTTGCCGATCTCGTAAAAGTTATCGTGTACCTCAAGGAAATCAATGATATACAGTTTCTTGTCTCCGTTTATAACGTCCTGGTAATTGTCGTGACGATGAAATTGTCTTTATCTTGATTTCGTCCTTACCGGGTAAAACCAAAGGCGCGCATCCGGTGCGTGTACTCGATTGTCACCCATTTCTGAAATTGTAATACTCCACGGGGGAGCTGGTGTTGATTGGCAATAGCGATGTTGAGGAGGAGGGCCGTCTTTCCCGCTCCCTTGCTCCCGGCAACGATTATCAAGTTCTTTGCGTACACTTCACAGAGATCGTTGAGGCCGAGCGGGAGCCAGAGGGGGAAGGCTTGGGTTGATGCGTCCTCTTGTTCGATAAATTGCACCTCGTCAAGATCCTTGTTGATGATACGATAAAACCCGGTATTGCCGGAGTCAACCTTTTCAGCAACCGACCGTGAAGCAAGGCGGAGCAATGCGCCCCGTGCCGCGCCCTTCTCTTCCTTTGTGGTGAGACGCAAGTCGTTATAGATGTCGGATAACTTTGCCCCTGCGGAACCACGGAAATAAAGCAAGTCCTCAACTTCTTGAGTGATATTACGCTCTTGCTTGTATCCGCTCGATGCAAGAAGCTCCTCATGCTTGATGAGGATTTTTTCTCTAATGATTTCAGCATCTTCCGCGCCGCTAACCAAGGGAGATTTATCGGTCGCGCTCTCTAAAGAGCGCGCTCCCTTATATAAAGAAACTAACACTCTATAGGAGGTGTCAAAACTAGCCGCCCCCCTTCAAAAGGCACTCAATTACATGATCTTNNAAAACCAAAAAATCACCAGTACTTATATCGTTTTCAGTCATGCTTGATGGCCTTTAGTTTGTTACTCGTCTGTTACTGGTTTGTTATTATCCCGTTACTTTTGTTACTCTACGCATATTTGTTACGGTTGTTACTTAAGTTACGGTTGTTACATCTCCATCATAGCGTCGTACAGATGCTCCAACGGATACGTGTACGGAATCACCTCCATGCGCCCACGCTCAGGGATTTTGATTACAAGGCCGCCGATGGTAGGCTGAGAGAACGGCCACCTGCTCGCATCTTTTATCGGATGCCAGAACTTCCAGGAAGGAGCCTTGACCATGATCCGGTGCGCCGTCGAGGTGATGAAAAATTGATGGTCATGCGCGCTCAATACGAGGCCGGGAGATATGCCGGTTTTATGCTGCGTCGAACTTATGTAGAGGGACCACCTATCCAAAGGCCCGGCCTTGTAAATCATCCCGCCGCTGATCTTGTGCGTGAGGAGCACGGTTTGTTCCGTGTCTGCCGGGTGCCATACCCCGAGGTAGCCGAAATAGTGCCCATGGCACCCCGATTGCGCCTGTACCTCTCCGCAGATGATCCGCTCGATCATAACGTCCTGGCTGCCGTGGTATTTACTCCCTTCGACGCAGAGGTAAATAGCCTCTGCTTTCTTGACCTCCGGGGCGATGAGGGACACGACCGCCCTGATCTGTTCGTCGAGGTCTGGTGTCATAACTCCATTGTGCGATCCGTGCTCACGGGGAGAGTATCCCTCAATAGACTCAGCTAGGTTGATGACGTAATCGGCTCCCGCCGCGTGGCTCCAAAAGTCCCGCCAATACTCCAAGAGTTTTAACTGTGCGGCATTGGCTGCAATGACGTTCCCACTGTTGCAGACGTGCTCACGAGGCCACAGCGCGGCGGGGTGCCCGCAGTGAATATCCGCGATGACAGCGGCGATGGCGCTCATATCGTCACCGGGTTTTTCAGGTTGTGCATGACCTGCTTGAAAGCGTCGTAATCAACCCGCGACACCTCTCCCCGGAACCGCAATCGCAGCACGCTCATCCGGTTGCGAACGGAATTAGAGTTCCTGTCGGGGAATACCTTGAGACATTCCTCCATTCCTCCGCCGGCACTGATAATCTCAGTTAAAACCTTGTCCTCTTCATCGCTCCATAGCTTCCCGGCCATGTCATCACCTCCTTTGCAATCTGTAAGTCGCGCTTACAACTTGCACATTATCGGCAAGCGCCGTTGTGCTGAACAAAACCGTGTGTCGTCATTCCCTAACCGCCACTTTGCGACGCCTCAAACCGTCTCCCTCCAAAGCAGAGAGCAAGAATTCAACTTCCCTCTCACGATACGACTCAAATGGTGTTGGAATGCCATCGTGATAAACCTCACCGCTCCGGTGTTTTGGTCGCCCGTGGCGCACCTCATAAAGACTCCATCCGTCCGGTATTTCATCGTCTTCTTCCATTAAATTTGGTTCGGTGAGAAATATGCGCCAATGCCCAAGTGCGCCATTACGTCGAGACCTTTTCTTTTTATCGTAAAGCAGATCATGGCGGCGGGTCTTTGCCTCAACAACAATGCACCACCTGTTTTTCCATCCAATAACGTCTGGCCTCTCGCCGCTCAGTTTATGGGCATTTGGTTCGACCAACACGTACCGACAATAAAGGCTTGTTCTAAGCCATTTTTCGGCTATAATTTTAAGTTCGTCGTGCGTCATCTCTACATTCAGCCTTTAGCTTTCTTGCGAAGTCTATGATTTTATCCAGGTCTTTGATGTATCGGTCTCCGGTAATGCGGATATTCCTGAACGCATATTTGATAATGGAACAAAGAGCGAAGTGGCGAAAGGCCCCCGCTGCCCGATAAAGGTCAATCGGCTCGACGCTGCCCGTCTTGTAGTGCTCTGATCCTTCCTGCTTGAGGGCATCCCATGTATCGTCCCCGTAGTCGGCGCGTATCGCACTTGTTACCGATCCCCCGCACCCCGACAGTTCCCGGACAAGCTCCTCGTTGGAGGCGGTGCGTTCTTTGTGCTGTATTAAATGTGAGCAGCAATCAAGACGATCCCCCGCATAACACTGCCATACCTGCCCTGCTTGGCGCTGGTATCTGCAATGCATCGTAGATGAGCATTCCCCTTTATAGCTTTCCATTCCGCTCATGATCCCTTCCGCCCTCTTCAGCACCTCCGGCTTGAGCCGGGAGTCCTCCCATACGTTACCCATTTACACCTCCATAAATCGTATCATAAGCATACACGGCGACCGCCAGGGCCGCCCTCTCATGGCTCTTGACCCCGTACAACAGGCCGGGAGACTTCTTGGTTCCCGGCTGCCCGAAGCGGTCTGTCAGGGCCGCCCACACGTTCGTGTCCTTTGCCCGTGCAGAGCCGCACAGATGCAATTTGATGTCTCGCCGGTAGCAGAGGGTATAGGCGGTATCGTCCTTGAGACATTCCAGGAACCGACCTATCCACAAGCACGTTTCAAATGTCTCCCGTCCTACCGCCATACCGTATGAGGCGATCATCTCCACGGCGAAAACGTCAATTACGCAGGCTTTTTTGTACTTGCTGATGAGGTCGCGCATTGCGTAGTTGTCGAGGATGTTGTGTCCCCGTACTTGCTCTCTATCCCAAACAACGTACGCCGACTTCTCTGGACCAGGATCAACGGCAAAGATACACTTGCCTTGCCGCGCCTCCTCCCGCTGCATCGTCATACCGGCTGGCATCATTCCTCCTTTCTTGGTCCCGGCGCCCTCCGCGCCGCCGCCTTGCACAGGCACCAGCACCAGCCGAGGAACAGGGATAGGGATATGGCGGCGGCTAGGGTCAAGTCTCATCTCCTCCATCAAACAGCGCTGATTGTTTGCCCCGCACCGCCAGCATCTCCATGTTTTTGATTGATTGCCGCCAATACGATTCTTTTAATTCGATCCCTACCCCATATCTCCCCATTGAAACGGCCGAATAAACCACGCTCCCGATCCCGCAGAACGGATCAAGCACGGTGTCGCCCTTCGCGCTCCACAATTCCAGGCAGCGTTCTATCGTGTCTAACTGCAAGGGGCAGACGTGCTTTTCGTCGTCTTCTTCCCGCGCAATCTCAGACGACAAAACACGGGTCTGTCGAATGTCGAACCATACCGGCGATGCGTACCGCTGCCATATCTCGTGGCTCATTTTGTTCTTTCGCTGATCCTCATGGAAATTCGTGTTTTCAAAAGGCCGCTCCCCGATGTATTCCGTGAACCCCCTCAACCTGCTTATTGGCACGGGGTTGTCTCCCGGCTTCCGCATGACAATGATATAGTCAGGCAATCCTTGGGCGCACCGGGACGAATCCTTGACGACCTGCTTATGGGCGAGAGACAAGACTTTTGTTCTCACGGCCTGGACGAGCGGGTCTTTCCAGATACAGATTTCCGAGTGGAAGATAAAACCATGGTCCTGAAACAGGCGGATAAGATCGCCACGGAAATCATGGACGCCGATAAAACCGTCATGCTGAATTGTCGCCGGGAGGTTCATGCAATGGATACAGATGAGGCGGCCCGGCATGATCACCCGGTAAAGTTCCCCAACAAGAAACCGGAAGTGGTCAAGAAAATCGTCTTTCCCCCGGCAGTTGCCCATGTCACGGATAGAGTTTGAATAGGTAAACAACGATGCAAACGGTGGGGAGAAGATTGAAAGGCCGATAGTCTCATCCTTGATGCCCTTGATGACCTCGATGTTGTCCCCCAAGTGAAGTTCGTAATTGTCCTTCGCATAAACATCTTCGCGATAGGCAAACTCAGCGTGAGAGATTTGCCGTATCTCCTCCGACGATATGTCCTTCATGTGAGTTACCATCTCTTCCCGCATACGCAGCGCGTCAGCCTCCTTTCGCTTCACGTTATCGACGACGTTACCCTCTGTGTCCGTGGTGATGATATGGCAGTTCACGGGATTGGTCTGACCGAAACGCCAGCATCGCCGGATCGCCTGATAGAATTGCTCATAGGAATCGGAGAGACCGGCAAAGATGACGTTATGGCAGCACTGCAGATTTAACCCGAATCCAGCTATCTTGCTCTTCGTCACAAGCACGCGGTTGGCGCCGTTGATAAACCCCATCAACAACCGCTCCTTCGTCTCATCGTCTTGTGATCCAGTGACTTCCACGGCATCAACGATTGATTGCGATATTGACTCACTCTCTTTGTTCAAGTCGCACCAGACTAACCACTGCTCGCCGTTGTTTACGAGATGCCCGATAACGTCCACCTTCTCCGAGATGGAGCCCCGTCGCGCCTCCCGCCGTTCGTTCAATGTCTCTGCGCGCATAGGGAAAAGTGCCCCGTCTTGCGCCTTCCCGAACTCAATAACGGTTTCGTAAATATTGAGCGGCGGCAAAATAAACCCGTTATCATCAAACCCCAATTCAGACGGACGGGTCAACATGACAGCCCATGAACAAAGCCACTGCCAAAACTTCTCTTCCCCGTGGCCCTTCAGCCGCCACGTCCCCACGTTCGACGTGTCATTGATGAAAAAGGTTGACAGCATTTCGGGACGGGTCAACACGTTCAGAAACTCACTATGGTTTCCGAGTTCCGTGAAGTCATTCGGTGATGGCGTAGCGGTGCATGCCAATTTGTATGGCGTGGACCGGAACGCTTCGATGATAAAATTGCGGTACTTCGATGCAAACGATTTTAAGATTGACGACTCATCAAGAACTATGCCCGCAAACACTCCGGGGTCGAATTTGTGCAACTTTTCATAGTTCGTGATATTAATGCCGCCCGTTACGTCATCGGCTGATTCGCATAGTGTGACGACAATGCCAAACTTCTCGCCCTCCCGTTGCGTCTGACGCGACACGGCAAGCGGGGCAAGGATGAGCACTGGGGCACTTGCATACTCGCAGACAAGACGTGCCCACTCAAGCTGCATCGGCGATTTACCGAGCCCGCAATCGGCAAAGATGGCTGCCCTTCCCCTACGACATGCCCACCTGACAATGGCTGCCTGGAAATCAAATAGCATGGGGTTGATGTTTTCCGATTCAAACCCCGTTGCTTTATCGATGATCTCCTTCTTCGCCAAAAACGCCCTATACTCTCTCTCTCCATGACTCTCCTCCTTGGATTGAATTCGTGGAAAAGAGATATAAGGAATCTCTGTATTGGTCAACAAGAGGCTCATATTTCCCCCTCCTTGTAAACAACCCGGATGCCGAGTTCCAACGCCCGCGCAATCTCCCGCTGCACCCCGCCGCTTTTCTCGCTTCCCGGCATAACGAGGACCACATCGGAAACATCTACCCACGCCATGCTATTGCGCTGGTATTCGGATTTCGACAGCGTCGCGCCGTATTCGGTAAGCGCAATCTGAAAATCAAGGAACGGGCAAAATATCGCGTGCCCCTTCGCCATGATTCGGGCAGCGGTATGGATGCCGCGCCGGATGTTTCCCAACACATCAATTACGTTGTCCGCGCTGTACGGTCCTGCGATATACACCCTCATACCATCCCCTCCCATGCCCTCCGCTTCGCCTCTCGCCAACTTCCGAACCGCCGCTTAACCGTCGTAGGGTCCGGCCCTTCCCGCATCGCCATCTCCCGCCATGTTCCGCACT